GGCTAGGTTGTTGAATCAACAGCAAGTAGATACACAAGACAGGTGGCTAGTAGTAGACCCTGTGTTTATGGAGCTACTTGGTGATGAAAACTCCAAGCTAATGAATGCTGACTTTGGTGGAGCAGGACAATTACAAAATGGTCTTGTTCTTAATAACCTTGCAGGATTTAGACTCTATGTTTCAAGCAATTTACCATCAGTAGGAACTGGTGCAGGTACTTCTGGTACTGCTAACCAAAACTCCAACTTTGGTGTACTTGTTGCAGGACATGGCTCTGCTGTTGCAACGGCTGAACAACTCAGCAAAACTGAGACATACCGTGACCCTGACTCATTTGCAGACATTGTCCGGGGTATGCATTTGTATGGTAGGAAGATACTTCGTCCTGAAGCTGTCGTAACTGCCAAGTATAACGCAGGTTAAGGGAGGATATAAACATGGCTACTTTTGATTTAACAGCTAAATCCACCACTGGCGTTGGTGCTAACTCTATTGCTACCTTACCTGCACATGCAGGTACGCATATGGTTAGAACAATCCAAGAGTATTTAGATATTGATGCTCTTATAGCAGCAGGTAATAGTATCTCTGATGGGGATGTTTTTCAAATGCTTGAGATTCCTGCAGGAACATTAGTTCTTAATGCAGGTGCTGAAGTAATGTTAGCATTTACTGGAAGTTGTACTTTAGACATGGACTTTGCAGGTGGTGATGACATCATTGATGGTGCTGATATTACCTCTGCAGGATATTGTGCTGCAGGTTCTAACGGTCAGACCAACACAGTTGTAGGTAGTGCTGCTTCAACATACACTCAATTTATTGGCACTGCTGATACTATTGATTGTACTATTGCAGGTGCTGCTGCAGCCACAGGACGATTGCGAGTCTATGCTACAGTCATAGATTGCAACGATCATGGTGCTGTAGATAAAGCTACAGAAGTTGATAGAGACTTACTAGCTTAAACTAAACTTTAAGAGGGCAGGGAAACTTGCCCTCTTATTATAACCAAAGGATAGCAGATGGCAACAACATACTTAACACTAGTAAATGATTTACTACGTAGACTAAATGAAGTTACACTTGCTACTTCAGGTGATGGTTTTGATACAGCCAAAAATGTACAAGCAATAGCTAAAGATGCTATTAATAATGCTATAAGAGAAATATTACAGGATGGACATGAGTTTCCATTTCTTAAAACTACAACTACACAAACACTAACTGCAGGTACAGGAACATATGATTTTCCTACAGACTTAGCAAGTGTAGATTGGGATACATTTTATTTAAGAGCTTTATCTTCTGCAGGTAACTCAGCTAAAGCATTATCTACAATACCTTTTGAACAATATGTAAGATTTTATAAATCAGTAGAAGAAAATGCAGGTACAGGTGGACGTACAGTACCAAGCGTAATTTATCAAACTTCAGAAGAAAAGTTTGGTGTTACTCCACTACCAGATGCAGCATATGTAATAGAGTATGTTTATTATAAAACTCCTGACGAGTTATCTGCGTTTAGTAGTACAATGATTATACCTGACAGATTTAAATATATAGTTATAGATGGAGCTATGGTTTATATGATGCGATTTAGATCTAATGAACAAAGTGCTCAAATACACCAACAAAAATTTAAAGAAGGTGTTAAATCTATGCGTAGACTATTACTAGATGACCCATTATCTGTAAGGTCTACAGTTATTACTAGGCCTAAGTATGCATCACATATGTTAAGTTTGAGTACATAAATGGTAGATCAAGTATCCACCTTTAAAGCTGTCTGCAGGGGTGGACTAAATACAGGCAGTGATGTATTATCTCTTGGACAAGAAACTCCAGGTGCTTCAAGACAATTAGTAAACTATGAACCTAACTTAGAAGGTGGGTACAGACGCATAAGTGGATTTGCTAATAATTATGGTACAGTAGGTATAAGTGGTAATGCAGGTACAGGCTCAGTACTAGGTGTATGTGTAGCCAATGGAATTAATGATGGAGTATTTGCAGCACGTAAACCTACATCAGGTAGTAATTATTTACATAGATGGGATGCTACTAATTCTGTATATGTAGCTGTAACATGTGGTGGTTCACCTACTATGAATGGTGTAAGTAAAGTAAGATTTGAAAAAATAAATTTTGGTACACCTAAGATAGTTTTAACAGATGGTATTAATCCTGCAGCTACGTATGATGGAACTAACTATGTACAGATAACAGATTCTAATGCACCTACAGACCCTACTATGTCAGCAGAGTTTCAAAACCATTTATTTTTAGCAGGAGACCCTACAGAAGTAAGTAATTTACATTTTAGTGCTCCTACAGCAGAAACAGATTTTGACCCTGCAAATGGAGCAGGAGTTATAAATGTAGGGTTTGAGATTGTAGCTATTAAAAAGTTTCGTAACGTACTTTACATATTTGGCTCTAATAATATTAAAAGACTTGTAGGAGAAAACTCAGCTAATTTTACATTAGAAACAGTTACCTCAAATTTAGGTTGCCTTGCAACTGATAGTGTGGTAGAATTAGGTGGTGATTTACTCTTTTTATCACCTGATGGAATTAGACCGATTGGTGGTACAAATAAAATTGGTGATGTTAATTTAGAAACTGTATCTAAAAATATACAGTCTCAAATAAGTAACACAATAACAAATGAAACGCTTAGTGGATTATCGTCTGTTATTGTTAGGTCTAAGTCACAG